CTGGTCGATTCAACAACCAGGTTTGCTTCATACACCGCCCGCAAAGCCTTGCCGCCATCATAAGGCGCCAAGCTCCTGGCTTGTTGCATCATTTCGGCGAGCTTGGCCTTTGGAACCATGCCGCCGTTTTGCACGACGTCCAGTACGCTATATTTAATATCTGTCCGGAGATCACTACTTGCCGCAGTAGCCAGGGCTTTAGCCTCAGATTGTTTCCGACGCAGCTCGGCCTTTACCTGGTTGACAGTTGTTTGTAGCTGTTTGCGAATGGTTCTGCTGCCGACAACCCCCAAGACTTTGTTGGGGTTCTTTTCAAACTCGGCAATAAATGCTTCTTGCTCTTTAAGCGTTGTCAGCCGATCAAACCTGGCAAAAATGTTTTCTTTAACGGCGTCCTGCCGTATGCTAATCAGGGTCCTGGATATAGCTTCTTCCGAGAACTGGCGCTCTCTCATCGAGCGCTCTAACTCTCTTATTTGGACCTCTGCCATATCCAAAGCATTGCTGCCTGGCCCAAGGTTTGTAGAAGCTATCCGACGGATTTCCTGGCCAGCCACTTCAATTTGCTGCAGGAATTTACCGCGCTCTGCGTCCATTTGAACGCGGCCAATAAATTCGGCATACCGGACCCCGGCCAATGATGCGCTGCCGGCCAGGTTAGCCCGCACGACACCAGCCAGCCCTGGGTCAAGATTCGATAGAGACGCAGGCAAACCATCAACCACATCTTGCAGCTGCGCCTGGACATCGGACAACGGCAGCTTTTGAGCCTCTGCCTGCTGCAGGATTTTGTTAATTTCGGTTTTGCCAAGGGTCTCGATCTCAACCTTGGCCACTTCGTTTGCCGTTTTGTAGGCAGCTCGTTCTGCTATTGTTTTGGGGCCGCCAGCAGCGCCGAGCTGCTGCAATACTGGTTGGGCTCCTTGCTCCCGGACGGCTTGCTCACCGCGCTGCACCGCTTCTTGCTTTTGCTCCTCGAAAACAAACTTTGACATTTGCTCGACTTGCTGGCTAATGGTCTGCCCCAGGCGCTGGGTTTCCGTAGCTGCGGCAAAGTCAATGCCACGCGACACTACGGGCTGCGCTCCTGTTCGGCGATAACGTGGTAATTCTGTGGCCATTTTTTACCCTTATGCTGCCACACTTAAAGCTGGCATACCTAATTGCTGGTCTCGATAAATGCCGGTGCCAATAGTCCCTGCAGCCTCAAATAGCCCGGTCGTCATTGAGATATCCCCTGCGGCCTCGTATTGATCAGCCTGCATATTTGCCGTGGCCATCTCAATCGTTGCGTTGTCTTTGTTTATGTAGTATTCAGAGATTGCATCCCTTGCGCTTGCATTTTGCAAAGACAAAACCGAGCCGGAAAGCGCATCAACATTCCCAGCCGCTCCCCGCGCAAATACTGTTGCCAGGTTTTCGTTTAGCCGGCGCAAAGCCTCCACGCCCTGCTGGCGCTGCTGGAGCGCGCGCTGCCGCCCCTGGATCCTTTCTACCGCAGCCTTCCCGTCATAGGCCTCTGCCCGGCCAAATGCCGACATCAGCTGGCCAACGGCTTGCAAGCCGCCAAGCCCAGTTTGGCCGCCAAACAAGCCGCCAAACAAACCGCCCCCGCCAGCCAATAAACCAACGCCTGTGGCTCCAGCAGCCGCCGTTGTTAAGGCGCTTGTAGCGGCAACCGACGCGCCGCCAGTAGCCCCGGCTGCCGCCATCAAGCCGGCAGACTCTGCCGCCACCGCCGTTGCCGCAGTTGCGCTTGGGATTAAGGGTGCTAGAAATGACATATCAATTCCCCACGCTCATTTTGTACTCGAGGCCAAGCAGCGTCATTTTGAGCGGTACGCTTTGGCTTACAGTAATCTGCCCGGTCTTGCTGAACCCGAGCAGCCCGTGTGTCGTTTTGGTTCCGGTGAACTCCTGCACCGGAGTATCCAAAACCGATACCCCAAAATTCCTGAATGGGACCTCCTGGCCATTGATCGTCATATTCTGCGTTTCATACACCAAGGCGTCCACCTGGATGATCCGCTTCTGCACACCCTGTACTGTGCCCTGGGCGAGCCTGGGCTCTGCCGGCATGGTCTTTACAGTAATGTCGTAATTCAGCCCAACCTGATAGGAGCTGGTGGCTGCGCTTTCAAAGGTAATTGTGTACGGTGATGCTGGTACAGTCTGCGGGGTTTCGATTACACCGTCGCGGATGATTTGCACCTCTTTATCTTCCAGGTGCGCCAAGGTTGCCGTTGATGATGCGCCGCCAGTAACCGCGCTATCCGTGGTCAAATCCTCGTCGAACTGCTCCAAGTAATACTTGGTCGCCCCATTAACAGTACGTTTTACGATTACAAACGCATTTGAGATCTCAACGCCAATAGCGATAAACTCGCCGTCCGTCGTGAACTTGCTCGGCGCGATTACGTTTTGGCTGGCCAGGATAGAGTACACGGCCATGGAGCCATCGCCGGCATTGACAATAAATAGCCGGTCCGTCTCATCGGTTGACGTCGCGCGACGCACCGCTAGGTCAACCGGGTCATTCAATAAATGCGAGCTCAAAACCGACAACGGCTGGCCCGAATAGCTGGCGGTAGTGTCAGTAAACTGAAAGCTGATCAGAGACTTGCCGCCGCGCTGCACAAAGATTGTGGCGCCGTTGAGATCATCCACCGGCACGCCAGGTTTACTGCCCAGCCTGGTTTGTGGCTTGACCAGGAAATTAGACGGGGTAATTGGATCAAGCGACGCCTGGTTGACAACGAACTCGCCGCCAGTTGTCAGGATCTTTAGATCCGTGCCCGATACGATATTGGTGATTACGTTGAGTTGGTTCGTGTTAATCGTAGCCTCGACGGCCTCGTCGTCCAAGGACGTGCCAGGATTGAAGTCAAAGTAATCGACAACCCTCGAACCCCAAACAGTATTTGGCCGCGACTTGCTGCCGCCAAAGTACAAACGCCCTTCATGGAACGCAGCCGACCTGGGCCACCCGCGCGTCGAGCTCCAGGTGTCCTCGTATCCGTGCTCGCTCTCCCAGTTGCCCTCCGTTATGGCGCTGGTGTCAAAGAATGGGATCTCAACGTAAGCCTTCATTTGCGTCGGGCTTACATACTCGGTATACCTGGCGCGGCCAAAACCGTTTGACGCATTGACGTATTCGCCTTCAGCTGATGGCGCATAAGCCTCGACCTTGTAACCAGTAGTCGCATCGGGCGCCGTTGTCCAAGCAGGGTAAACAGTAAGCACCTTACCTGACGCTTCATAATCCTCGACGTGCCTGGTCTGCCCGCTGCCGGTGCCGCCCGTCAGGGTAATAAACATCCCATTGGGCTGGTCATCGCTACTGAAGCTGCTGGCCGCCTTGAGCGTAATCGTATCCGAGCTGCCGGCTTGGGCGGTGCCGGTATCGGTAGTAACCGACGACGCCGTTATCGTAATGTTGCCGCTTGTCTCGCTTGGCGTAATCGTAAACGTCGGCGAATGGAAATCAATCGCATACGCATACTGCGGCACGAACTCAAGCGGCAGCGCGCTGGCGGTCCAGCTGGTGTCACTATTGCGCACAACCCTGGTCGGCTCTAGGTCCTCGTGTACCAGGATCAGCGTGTCCACCGCCTGGGTGTAGTTGAGCTCGTCAAGCATGGCTGCCGTTATCGACGTTGCCAGGTAATCGTTGCCGCTGCCGTTTATGTTGGTTTGCAGCACCCCGTCCTTAAACACATACATACGCTGGTCTATAAACACCAGGGTATAGCTATCGGTTGTCGAATACTCGAACGGGATAACCTTAAATGCAGTAAATGAACTGCCAAAGTCGTAGACGAAACGCAGGCCATTGCGGCGCCGCACGCCACCCTGGGGCTGCACCAGGACATTGGTAGCAGTCTCCAGGGCGTTTTGATACTGCTGCAGATCCGTCCTGGCACGCAGCAGCGGGTCGAGCTCGCCAACCGAAAAGTTAGTTTGGAACTGGACGATCCGAGCCATCTTATCCTCGGACGTCAATTAATGAGTAATCTTCGATGATTGAAGGCGGTTTGCCTCGACTATCAATATTCATTGCCTCCCTAAACAAACCGCCACGGCCCTGCTCCCCAGGTGTGCCGTAGGCAATTCCACGAAAGTAATCTGCTTTGCTTGCCTGGTCGGTAATCACCATGCCGAGCTCGGCGGCCATGGCCGTGCGCAGGAAATGCACAAAATAATTTGGCATTTTGCTTTCATCAATTGATGCCTGGTAGTCGATATAAACCGTCTCTAGGTTCGTATAAAGCTGGTCGCCATAAATCTCCCAGCCATAACGCAGCTGGCGCTCGTTGCGGCCTGACGATTCAAATACCGCCTGGACACCCGACAAAATGTCGCCTGGCAGCTGATAAGCATAATTCCATTCATTAATTGGGTTTGTAGATAAACGCGACAATTGAATTTTTTTATAGGACCAGCTCCATGGGTAACGGGAAATCATGCTATCCCGCAGATCCGGATATAACCGGTCGCAAGCCTGCGCAGCATCGGTCCCCTCAGTAAAAGAAGATAGCGGAGACGCGCCAAGCATAATCAGCGCGTCAGAGCAGATTGTTAGGGATGTGTCGCCAGCTGCCATGCTTATCCTTTTGGTCTGCTTAGGTCGGTAAATGTAAAAACAAATGGGGTTGCCCCACTAAAAGCGGAACAACCCCTGGGTTCGCGGTCACCTATTGCCACTATTGAATGGGGCCAAAGCCCCTCCAATCAGTCGCCGTCGGTGGCCGCTAACGTGGTGCCGTCAGCAACGTCCACAACCCCGGCCGCGTTCGAGAGAACTTGGGTCAAGGTGCAAACGGCCGTCGAGCCGGTGCTGGTTACGCAATAAATCAAGTCGCCCACCTCGAGGGTATCGGACAGGTCATTGAAATAACCGGCGGTGTTTACGTCGGCAATCGCGTCGGTCGTTTTGTAAGCGTAGATGCTTGGAGCATTGCCACGCTTGGAAGCGGCGACGGTTGCAAATCCTGATGCAGCAAAAGCCATGATTGACCTCCTTATTCGGTGCAGCTGATTTTGACAATGCCTTCGTCGTCGATAGCGACGGCGCCGGCCGAGAACATCGAGCTCACCAGGAAGCTGGTTTTCTCGGGAACATAATTGACCTCGGTTTTCATGGCCATGCTTTCTGCATAACCCATCGAGTCTTTATGCCAGGCAAAGCAGCTGCGGGTGCTTGGCTTCGGCAGGCCGCCTTCGTCACGGTCACCAATCGTAATAAATTGGAATCCCATGAACGTCGAGATCTCGCCACGAACCAAAGCCTTCACAGTAGCAAAGTCTGAGCTGGTGGTTTCGGTCTCGCCCAATAGCGAGTCCAGCTGCGAGGCGTGCATCAGCAAGTAACGGCCTTCGCTGGGGACGTTATTCTCATTCATGGCCTTCGCAGCTGCGCGCAGCTTGTCGATGTTCATGTTTGAGGCAGCGCCACCGACGCTGGTTGCCACGGTGCTGGGCGACGATGCTGCGTTGAGCGCGTCAATGCAGATCTGATCCATGCGGCGAGCGATAGCCTTCGACACCACCTCGACCAGCTCACGGCGCTCGTCAAAGTTGATATGCGACTGCTGGAACACATCGCTATATTCGGCAGCAATGTAGTCGCTCATTGTGGCCGTAACCTGGGAATAGGTCACGTTCAACGGCGTTACATCAGACTGAGGCACACGCACGGTGGCCACGCCTTTGCCGATTTTGGGGAACTTCACGGTGTTACCTTGCACGCCGGTACGGGTGCGCATGGTGCCACGCAGGATTGCTTCGGCCTGGTAGGCCTGTTTAACTTCGCTCTCAAAGAGCGTTACAAATGCGGTTGAGACACTCTGTGCCATGATCAATACCTCCAAAAGGTTTCAGAACATCGCAACAGTTGTCCTCGCGGGCCGTCACTTGCGCGCAATGGGCGCGCCACCAAAGGGTTACCTCATTGCCGGGCCGTCTAGCGGTTGGCCGACGGCGTAATCTTACCGCCATCGGCCACCTATTAAAACGCTACTAGATAGCGTTATGCGCCTTGCTCCATCCATTGACGCTCGATTTTCGTGCGCCAGGCGGGATCATTCTGCCAGCGAGGATCTGCGATATACGCTTGCAGATCCTCTTGGGTCATCTGCGGCGTTGCCGGCGCAGGCTGGATTGGGATCCCCTCATTGGTAATCGCTCGGTGATACTTCAAAAACCCATTGATTGCCTCGGCAGTCACCAGGCTATTGGCAATGGCCTCGCGCTCGCTGGCGGACAATGGCGCCTTGATCAGCAGCCGGTTAGCCATCTCTATCTTTTCGCTGGCTCGCTCGCCCAGCTTGGCCATCTCTGCCTGGCGACTGTATTCCTCCTGCTCCTGGACGCCGCCGCTCACCTCCAGGATTTGCGCTGCAAGATCCTCAAAAGCTGCCTGGCTAACGCCATTCTCCTTCGCCCAGGCCATGTACTTGGAAAATACTGGATCCTCGTCAGTAAGGCCTGCATCCTTAAATTGCGATATATCGTAGCCATTCTCCGGCGCTTTATGCTTACCTTGCGAGAATTTTTTACGGAGCTCGTTGTAGCTCTTATAAAGTTTCTCAACATCCGGACCATCATCATCCCAAAATTGCTCGGGAAAGTCCGTAGGGCGTTCAATAGGTTCATCAGCCTCTGCTTTAACCGGCGTATTCTCCGGATCCGTCTCCGCTCGTAGCGGGATCGGCGCTTCGACTTGGGTTGTGGGTTCTGCCTGGGCCTCGGGGTTGAGCAACGGGGCGTCATCGGTGACGTTGTCCTGCTGCGTCTCTGCCTGGTTATCCATTGTTACTCCTGTTTACGCGCTTTTCGATTAAACGAACTATCTCCGCCATGCCCGTCCGGACGTACCCAAAGCTGGAGTCCTCGCCCGGATTCCAGGTTGGCAGCTCGATAGTGATTGCCCGCAGGTGCGCTAGTACCTGCTGGCCTTCCTCGCTCTTAAACACGCGGCCGTAAAGGATATCCAGGTCCGACGCCTTGGGCGGGTCAGGCTGCTGGAAAACCGGGTTTAAGGAATCCCATCCATCTTCGCTCATTGCATTGCCCCCGCTGCGGCGCCGCCGTCTGTAACTTGCTGCGGCGCCTGGGCCTGTTGTTGGGCCTCCATCGCCTGCTGCATCTGCATCATCATCTGCTGCTGCTCGGCGTCAGTTGCCAGCAGGTTCTGATCGACACCGAGCTGGTCTGCCACATATTTCAAAATCCTGGGAACCGATAGCGTCATCATGCCTTGCGGACCCATCTGCGACGCGATCTGCACATATTGCATGACTGTGTTGACGTCCTGGAGCTTCTGTGTTTGGGCCAGGGGAGACACCGGCGTAACCTTGACCTGGGACCCATTGACCCGCAGCGGCATTTTAATGATGCCCTGCTGGTCCATGACAAACA